TAATGGCCTCAGCACCTTTAAGTGCAACGTGACCATATGCGTCTTTTGCAACATAGACGATTGGGTATACGTCAGCAGCAGACCCGCCATTGGATACCATGCTGCCAGGGGTTCCTCCAGCGTCCTGTATAGAGCTTAGTACAGGAGTTAGGATATACCTTACATCTTCAACCTTACCGATTTCATAAGGAAGAGCTTTCATTGATCCGTACTTTTCAGTAGGAGTAAATCCAGCCAAGCCACGAATATCGGATTCTAGGTCAGTATGAGCAAACGCTATATAAGCGGCTGCAACTGCTTCAGTACCATACTTAACTGAAGAAGAAAGCATTTGAGTTACTTTCTTACCACGATTGCTTTTAAGAGTACGAGTGATAGATCGCTGCTTTGTTAAACTCAAAACAGTATTCACATCAGTACGAGCGGATCCGTTAGCATAGACAACATTAGTGCCGCCTTGAATAACGCCCCACATCAAAGTCTCAATCGTTTCACCAGCTTGCTCTCCACACATTTGCGCAGCATCCTTTAGTACAGGATCTTCTGCCAAATCGTTGACAACATCGGTAATTTCAACAATATCACCGAATTGTCCAAGAGTTACTGTGACATCTTCATAAGACAACGCCTTAGCAGTTGGCGGAGTGCCTTCTGTTAAAGGTGTAGTCGCTACAGCCAAAGGAACAGCTCGTCTAAATTTAACCGACTGAGCTTTATTTTTAGGCATGGGTTTAGCCATACCAAATTTGCTGAGACATAAAACAGGCTCAGCGTGTGCCAACATTTCTTTCGCAGCATAAGCATTAGTACGCTGCGACAGGTTGGAATATGTAGTAGTTGCCATAGGTCTGCCTCCTTATAGGTTCACTGATAGGCAATTAAGATTTAAATAATTGACAAATCACCGACCAAGGAGGAAGAACCAATCAATGCGGCTAATGCGGCAAAAATCATTTTCATCACTATGTTAGGTGTTAGTCATAATGCAAAACTTAGCAATCTTGGGTTATTGATCTTTTGCGAAGTAATCAAATGCGGCATCAAAATCATCATTGGGCGGCACTACTTCTTGAGATCTTCCCCCTCGAGAGGGTACGTTTTGCGCTTGTCGAAGCTGCTTTTCTCTTCGCTGCTTCAATTCTGAAGGTGCTTCTTCCTCTACAGGAACAAGTCCCTTATCGTTCTTGTATAGCCTTAACAAGTAAGATGCTTCATTTGCATCTTCGCTTTCGATCATAGATCGTATTGGTAAAGGCTGAGTTCCTAACCAAGTATGAAAAACCGGATCTTTGGATATTTCAACGTAGTCAGGATGTTCTTGTTCTAACTTGGTATATTCTGCCCCAATAACATCTTGTTTCTGTTTTTCCTGTATAGGGGTGAGCTTTTCTTCTAGCTCTGCAATTTTTCGCATTAGAGGCTCTGTAGCTTTATTAATTCTGCTATCTGTGCCTTCAGCTATATCAGGATAATCTTCCTTTAGGGTATCAGGTTTGGCGTTCTCTTCGCCAGATACTTGTTTGCGTAATGCGTTATTCTGTTGCTTTAATTCTTCAATCTGTTTTTGATATGCGTTTTGCCTACCAAGATCAGAGTTATATTTATGAATCCACTTTTGCGTTTCAGCGTTTGCGTTCTGTAGTTGGGATTCTAAACCTTCTTCCGGCTGTTCTTCGGTAGCTTCTTCAGTTTCCTCTTGTACAGGCTCTTCAGCTTGTTCTTCCGGCTCAGGATCTATCTCCCCTTTGGCTTGCGTTTCTTCTTTTTCTTCGGCTTCGGGTACGAGTACATTCTCTTCTCCTTCTTCGGGTTCATCGGGTATAGACATTTGCTCTTCTGGGGATGCCTTCACATCACCAGCTAATTCATCAAAAGCATCTTCAAACGATTGATCTGTTTCTTTTTTAGACATCTAAATATCCTTGGCGGCTATACCAGCGGCCTTAGTTGGTTAATTAAGTGAAACCCTTTCTCGTTCCTCTTCCGAGTCTGCTAAATTCTCTAGCTTTTCAAGGATCATTAAAGATCCTCTTTGCTTTTCTGAATCTCTATCTGCAATTAAAAAATCTATACAATCCTTTCTTTCGTGTTCAACAAACTTTTCTATCGCTTTCCATGTTGCAGAATTTTTATCAATCATATTTATCCGTAAGTATCATAACCTAAATTTAGATTTCGGTTCCTGAGTTGTGCTTCGGTTAGCTTAACATTAGTGTTAGCTGCCGTTTTATCCCTATCTGTCTTGATTTTTTCTATATCAATCGCAGTCCGATTTTGAATTTGGTCTGAACTCATCCTATATTTTAATTGTAATTCTGCCAATTTAAGACGCTCTTGAGCCTCTAGCTTCATCATTTCTAATCTTTCAACTTGTGCTAGTTTTGCTTGTTCGAGCGCACTATCTTGAGCTAACTCGGCTCTGTCCATATCAGCTTCAACTGCTGCTTTCTGAGCATCGAGCTGCAATCTCTGTTGCTGTAACTGCATATCTATCTGTTTAATTTGCGCTTCCATTTGCATCTTCTGTTGAGCTGGATCTACTTGTGTAGAGGACATCTCCATCTGTAATGCTTCTAATTCTGCAATTTCTTCATCGCCCAGGGTTATCTGATCGTATGGCAACTCTAGGGACTTTGCGATCTCCCTATCTAGCTCTGCCCAGTCTCTTCGCTTATTAAACTCTGGTATAGACATAGAGAGGTTAGAGTATATCATTAAGTTTTCTTGTTGTTTCTCTCTAACAAGCAACGCGCCAGATCCTCTAGCCTCAATACTAAAATCACCTTTAATTTCAGGCTTGTCATTAAACTGCATATTCCAGTCGTAGAATCTAGTTATCAACGGTCTGGTAATATCGTCATCCCAGTTCTTAACAGCTTTGCGCAGAACAATGTTACTGCTGTTCATTAGCATCGCCATGCCTGAAGATGTCTTTGTTATGTGAGGCCCCATCTCTCCTTGCGCAATTAGCGGCAAGTTAGTCTCTTCGTCAGCAAGTTGTCTTGCCATAGTAAATATATTGGCCAGTTCCATTTGATGACTAGGAGTAGAGAATGATGAAAAAGCCTCTTGTACTGATCTTGTTTTATCTCTCAAATACCAGATCTTTTTAGGAGTCATATCCCAACTACCATCAGCCGGATACAAAAGCTCCTTGTTTATAACTAATTGATCTGCAACGGATAAACCAGCATTGTCCATCATCATACGCCAAGAAGCATTAATAACTTTTTGCGCACTTCTCATTAAACATGGAACGCCAAAACCGAAAATTGATGATTCATCTTTTTCCCAGTTAAATACTGCGAAAGGTCTTTCATTTGAATCCATCGGGTTGAGAGATACTTTAATGACGTTATTGCCAGAGAAAAATACAGTAGCTTCTATTTCATCATCCAGCTCATCAATATCTTGATCTTCAACTAATGCTTCATCGCTCATGCGAAGTGCATCAGATAATTCTGACTTACTGATAGGCCCATGATATTCCCAGATCTCGTATCTGTTACCTTCGCCTACTGTATTGATACCAGTAATATTTCTAATATCATCGGTAAAATCCTTAGCTATATGTGTTTGCTTTGCTTCAGATCTTACAATCTCTTTTAACTGACTTCGTAGAACGCCAGGGAGGTTTGCCATTTCTCTGAGTTGCTTTTTAGATAACCTTCTTCTCTCGAAGATAAACTCTGCCTCAGAGATAGATTTTGCGCTCATATCTGGATAAAAGTCCCAAGGATCTACCCGCTCTATGGTGGGCTCCAGAGCTTCAACTATTTGCAAAACACTCATCCCATCGGGAAGAACATCCCAACGCTTTTTAGTTCTGCCAATGATGATAGGGCCTTTCATTATGGCCGTACCTAACTGACAGGCATCATGAATAATGTCTCGAGCCTTGATATGGTATCTCGACTCGAGGAGCTGGTCGTCGATCACCTCCTGCATCGCTAGAGCAGCCTCAGTTGCGCCAGATTTAATTTCTCTGGCCATCTGTATAGGCGTTTGCTCTTCAGGTGTTTCGGGCTGCTGTTGACTCAAATAGTCCAGCTCAGGCACAGGAGTCGCATACAATCCGAAGTTTCTATCGTCTGTAGGAAACAACATATCCTGCAAACGAGCTTCAGCCGCATTGGTTTTGTTTCTAGTAATGTTTACGAAAACTTCAGAACCTTTTTGCTTGGATAGTAGAGCTTGTTCCTGCACATCATATTCGCCATGATATTGTCTAATATCTTCAAGCCATCTTTGCTCTATCTGATTTCGTTTGGCAACTTGCTCGGACGCTAAACGATTTAAGCGAGAGGCGAAGGTATGTAATCGTTCTGCGATCTCTAGCTCATACTCTTCCTCTTGAGGAGATTGCATCAGCTTATTCTGAAGTTCTTCGTGCATAGCGATCCTTTAGTAACCCGCAACCTTATCCACAATGGATGGTCGCTCATCAAGTTCTGTTTCTTCTATAATGAGAGGCTCTGCAAAAGTTAAAGCAAGAGCATCAGCGCAATCTGTTGATCTAAACCCACGCTTCTTAATTTCGTCTTTACTTTCTAGCTTTCTTCGAGAATTAGAGTCGTATTTATACTGAGGAGCACAGAGATCGGTATGCAGATCATCTCGATCCGGAATCATTACTGGCATATCACCATCAAGCCAGTCTCTTAGATTCCACCACATTTCAGCTCTGCGATTTAAAAATCTTTGCGGATCTAACGATGCACTACCAAAATTAATCGGCACTACAACGCTATCATGTCCTAGCTCCAGCAATCTATCTACTACGCCAGCACCCAAGCCGCCAACATCTACTGCAACTTGCGCTGGATTTTCTCGTTTAATAATCGAGTGAACTATACCAGCAATTTCCATAGTAGACCTCTTCTCATACACTTCGAGGTCAAATACAGCCCTACTCTTACGTCTAACTATTGCTGTCCTATCATCACCAAATCTAGCTGGATCAACCCCAATAATAAGGGGCCCTATAGCTAATACTTTATTCTGCCTAGCCTGTACTACCAGCTCTGGCCGTATCAGACTATCTCCTCCGCTAACTTGGAAGGCTTCCTGTGCAGACATCGGATATTCTTGCCTAAAAGCAAATTCTCCGTCTATACCATCGGCAGATAACTCGGCAATCTTGGATCGCCTAAACGCTAATTGCTCGTTTGTAAGTCCATATAATTCAATTAGTTTTTCTTCTTCGCTAGTCGGGACAAGGTTTAATCCAAACTTAATATATTCATCTTGCCAGTACCAAGGTACAAATATCGCTTGGAATGGACTGGTTCCGGCCTCTGCCTGTTGCCACTGTTGGTAAAAATAGTTTCCAACGCCATTGGCAGTAGACTCTAAAATTATTTCTGTATCCGGCTCATCCGGTACAGCTTGCAAGATCCCCTTAGCGTGTTCTGCGGCATTAGGCCAGTATGCTACTTCTGATCCATGAAAGTATTGTAGGGTAGTCCCTCGACCAACACTCTTATTGCCAGCAGTTCCTACCTTGTAACCTGAATCTAATTTGCTAAATATTAATTCCTTAGCGTTACTAGCTCCAGTTGTAGGCTTTACAAAATCCGGTGCTGATTCGTGATACCTCTCAACCATCTCAAACAGAGCGGCTGTAGAGTCAGCTTCATGCGTAAGAATAAAGGCCCTCACTCCTTTTCTATGGGTGGTCTGCCAGTAATACCTACCTTCGACATAGGTAGATACGCCTTGCTGTCTACCTTTTAGGATAATAGATCTTACTTGCCCAGTCTTACGCTTTTGTTCTTCGATACAGGCATGAATGAATAACTGCGCTTTATTTAAATGCAACGGCTTAACTTCACCAGACTTTGATCTGACGTTTAGACAATTTCGAGCATAAAACTCAAAATCATCCTTCAGCTTAACCCTTGTTAATTCAAGCTCTCTAGCCATTCCTCTTGCGTTATCTCCGTTACTGCGGCTTTAAACTCAGTCGATGCTAGTCGAGCATGGACATAAGGGGCGGCAGCTTTAGCAGCTTCAATTCGTGTTCGTGTTTCTTCTGCCTCGCTTTGATAGATCGAGGCCAAGTATTCTAGGGGCGATAGCTTACCTTCAGCAGTAATACGCTCCACTTGAGCCTTAGAAGCCTTATTATAGCTTCCTTTTGGTCTGCCTCGCTTGCGCTTAGGCTCATCTTCAAAATTATCTTCCATAAATTCCCATCGTGTTTGCATCAAACCCTGGCATCTTCCTACCCAGCAAACCCTTGCTTGGTGTCTTAGGAACGCCCATAGTCTGCATACTTTGTGTCGTTAGAGCTGCGGGTAGTGCTGCTTGTCCAATGTCTGCCCTAGATTGTGCTGTGTTCGGAGTTGGAGCGGTAGGGGCGGCCATACGCATTGGCCTGACACCGCCATACGTTGATTGCCTCATTTGAAAAGTGGATGGTATATACGCATTATTCACTACGGACTCCTCCTTCAATTAATCTGTCTAGTTTAGTTGCTATAGCTCTGAGATCCTCTCTAAGCTCCTGTCGCATCATTTGACGCTCTGCCCTCTCTTGCTCGAGGTGTTCTCTATGATTTGCATCTAGCGTGTTATAAGCCGCCTGAACGTGCTCTATGGTTATACGATTCATAGCTACACTTTCAGTCACATCGGTAAATGCCAGTATCCCAGTCATACTAAGGCCAGCACACATGGCTATATCGCCCCAACTAATTGTGGGCTCAATTAACATTTTCACCATTCATTCCTCTAAAAAGTCCTGCCATCATCAGCTTTTACAGGAGGTGTGTTTGTTTCTTTACGCTTGCCAAACCTTTCCAGAGCAGGGCCAACAATCTTATCCATATGAGGTGCTGCGAAATAGAAACTCAATATGAGCATCACCGCGCCAGTCATGCCATCAGCATAATCAGCAGTTAAAGATGATGCCTCCTTCATTCGGGCTGCTATATCGGGCTCTACAAATAGACTCCCAATTACCATCGCCCATCCAAAGACATATTGCATTAGCCATATAAACGTAATGGATATTGCAATAAGCCTTCTAGCTAACGACTGCCCACTGGTGGATCTCATCCACTCTATGACCATACCCCTAGCTTGTGTTCGTTCGTGAGCGGCTGCTGTAGCCTTTTCTTCGTCAGTGTATACCAGAGCATCAAGACTATTGGATATGCCGTCTATGGCAGCTCCTATAGCCTTCTCAGAGCCGAATATCTTACCCATCAAATTTCCAACAGCCATATCCTATTTTCCTATTTTTTAACCTGTGAATGGTGCATGAAGGCCGTAGCCCCCATATATGTTCCCACTATTCCGCATAATGAAAAATAGAATAAGCCCAGTAGATCCGAGAGGGCATTAACCCTACTGTCAGGTATCAGGGGCGTAAACAGGATGATGGTAGCGAGTATCATCACAATGATAGCCAGCCAAGCCATCATTTTCTGCGCTTCAGATTTTTCTTCGCGCAACTCCATCTCCATCATTTCTTTTGCTCGATCCAGCTCTTCGTCACTAACCACGCCGTCTTTATTCAGATCAAACTCGTTATACCTACTCTTTGCTTCGAGGGTCTTAGGTGTCATGCCTGTATCTCACTCCTAGCTCTTCGTATATCGCATCTATGGCGTTCAACTTCGCCATATTCCTTATCATGCACTATGCAGTACATATCCCTTCCGGATCGGTATCCGCTATTCATATGCCACGCATCCTTAGCAGCCAATGTTCTAAAGGACTCTACAACGCACCCTCTAAGCTCTTGCTTGGTAGTATGATGTATATGTCCGGTATACCAGTATCTATGCTGCGCTGTAGCCCACATCTCAGGCTGATCTGTAGCCATAATCTCCGATAGAGAATTTAGTTTGACCGTATCCCCATGAGTAGCACCTATCAGCGTCTTACCATGCTGCACATAATGAAACTTGTTCGTAGTTGGCAACACCTCAACACGCTCTTCTTCGTGGAAGTAAGCCGCTAGAAATGCCGATAACATTACACTCGAATGATCGTCATGATTGCCTATGCAGTTTAATACTGTAACGGAGGGATGTTTGGATAGTGACATGGTAATCAAGTCAACCATCAACATACATCCAGCCTGTAGCACCAGAGGCCATCTGGTATCTACATCTACAGGTGTCCCTCGGGTCGTGGTGTTACCTCTATTGTCTGCATGAAAGAAATCACCCAGATTAGCGATCAAAGCTCTATCTGTCTTTGGAGCAGCTCGGATCAATCTCGATGTAGCTGCCAGCAAATCCTCTCTGGCGATCTTAATATCAAAATTCTCGCCCGCTTCCTGAGCATGAGCATAGCAGCCGATATGGGGATCTCCCATAACATAGGCCGTCATTAGATCACTACTCTCTGATTTAGGAGCTTTACGGGGCCTGTATACCCCTTTGTGATCTT